CGAGGTTCCACTGTTCGGTGTCTTCTGGGGCTGGTTCCTCGTCACCGGCGTAGCCCTTGTAAGTCACGGTGACGATCCAGCCGTCGGTGCCGTCGTTGAGCGCCTGCCAGGTCCTCCCCTGTTCGACCAGCCCGTGAAACCGCGCATGTCCCACCGTGGTTACTTCGCCGATGCTCTTGGCATGATACGACACGGCGAATGACGAAATCATGTTTTCGTCCCTGCCGCCGCTTGCGCCTTCGAGGATGGTGTTCTCAGCCATGGCTTACGCGAAAACCGCCTCCGCCGGTGCTTGGGTCGTGCTCTTGTTCTTGGTGTTGTCGTGGATCTTCTTGAGCCAGTCAGTCTGCCGCTTGTTTTCCTCCAGCAGCCCTGCGTTGGCGCTGCGGCCGAAGAGCATATTCATGGATTGCGCGAAGGAACCTAACTGTCCCGATCCGCCCGCGATTGCTGCCGGGGCGCTTGGTTTTTCGGGCGCTGCCGCCATGCCGATTTGCTTGCCCGCCTTCGCCGGAGGAATGGCCGCTTTGATGCGCTCCACGGTGTCGCCGAAATCGCGCTTCATGCCGGACATGTCGATGGCTTCCGCCGTGTTGGCGAACGTCTCGCTGAAACGGGTCTTCACGTTCTCCCCGGCCTCAGCCAGGCGTTGGGCGATCTTCTGTGCGGCAGGTTCCAACAGGTCGCCGGCCTTCGAGAACCGCGCTGCGGCATCTTCGTCGAGGATCGAGGCGCTCTCGCGGATCGTCTTTTGGATGTTGTTGAATGCGTCCCCTTTACCGAACATCTCCGCAAGTGGACGGGCCACCTCGATGATTTCAGAGAAGCCCTTTTGCAGGAAGCTGATGGCTGATAGGAAAATCCCGATGATGGCATTGCCCATTCCGCTCCAGAACTCGGGAGTCGTTAGGACTTGGAAGAAGGTGACCGCCGTCTTGAAATACTCGACGATGTATTGGCCGGCAGCGGCGATGGTCGCCCGCAGCGTGGCCCACAGGAAATTCACGCTCTGCGCGAACGCCAGCTTGAGTGACGACCAGACGAGGTTGAGCGCCTCGCCGCTGCGGAAGATCGCCACCAGGAACTGTCCGGCTTCAGCCAGCTTGGGTTTTGCCATTTCCACAAATTCGAGAAACTGCGGCGTGATGGATGCGAGTGCTGCCGCCAGTGGTTTGCCCACTTCCTCAAATCCCTGATTCAGCGCGGCCTTGATCTGGACGGACGCATCCGCGGTTGCGGCCGCCGTGCCACCGACCTGCTTTTCGATGGCGGCGAGAACCATCGCCTGCGCCTCGTGCATCCGGTTGGATTCGGCCAGAGTCTTGATCTTCGCTTTCTCATCTTCGGTGAAGGTGATGCCCGAACGCCGTAAAGCCGCAAGGCCATTGACCGGATCGTTGAGTGCCTTGCCGAGCTGGACGGCGTTCTGTTCGGCAGCGCCGAAACCGGCTGCCGCCATGTCCACGGCCGCCTGGGTGGCCCGATCAAAATTGCCGCCCAGCTCGTCGGCGGTGTTGGCGAGGTCCTTGAAGGTGAGGAGCTTCGCCTGGGTCATTTGGATCGCATTGCCATCGACTCCGGTTTGCAACTCGATCTTGTCCGCGAGGTTGTTGAGTCGCTCGGCCACCGCGTCGGACTGGTCGCCGAACAGCCCCATCGACTTGGCGATGTTGCGGACGCGGGCGTCGGCGGAGTTCGCCGCCTCACCCGACAGAATCAGCTTGTAGGTCAACGCTCCAATCGCTGCGCCTGCGGCGGCCACAGCGGCGGCGACAACAGCCGTTCCTTTGGCGACCGATTTCATGGCGCTGCCCATCGATGCGAATCCCTTGGATGCGCCCGACGACATGCCGGCCATCGAGTTTTTCAAGCCGCCGGTTTCCGACTTGGCACTCTTCAACGCGGACTGGAATCCAGCCGTGTTGAGTGTCAGCAGTGCGGTGAGCTTGGCCATCTGGCACTGGATGACTTGTCAATCGAAGCCGGTCTTCGCAGGGACTGGAGCGCTAACATGAAAGCTTGACTCGTTATCAGAAATTTATGGGAATCCTTTGCGCCGCATTGGATTGTCGGTAGCAGGGGGACGTTTTCGCAGTTGAAGGCGTCCTCCCTTTGATCCCGCTAGAAGTCAGCGCGGGCGAGCGCGTGAGCAGGTTCGGTGAGCTTGGCCATCTGGCACTGGGTGACTTGTCAATCGAAGCCGGACTTCCCCTTCACGTTGGCGAAGAAATAGAGCAGCCGTTTTTCCATCGAACGGGTCTGCACCCGGAGTGCGGCATTCACCCGCGCCCGCAGGCCATTGACCTTGGCGGCCCACTCGACGGCATTGGTGATCGACGCGCTGATCTCCCCGTCAGTCACCTTGATGTCGGTGCTACCGGGGGCGGCGTGGCGAGACACCCATGCGGGCACGCGGATTTTCCCAACGCTCTGCGCCGCCGTGGCCCACGCCGATGCGAGATAGCCTACCCGCGCCTTCTTCGCCTTGATCAGCTCGGCAATCAGCGCCTTCGGTGCCTTGAGCTTGGTGCCGCCCTTGGCCACACGCATAGTCCCGCTCTTCCGCCGAGACTTGAGAACCGAGCGCATTTGGGCGACCGAATCAACATCCGCCCGCTTCGGGTCAGACACTCCGCGGAACACGGCGCGGATGTCGCCGGTGATCGCCTGTTCACCCAGCTTCTTTGCCTTCACCCCGCGTGTGCTGCCCCGGCTCGGGGGCGTGAAGTCCAGCAGGTGACGGATGAAGCCACGAATCTGTTCCTTCATGAACGTCTCGCTGTCGCGCTTCGAATAATGGGCGAGCCGGTCGGCGGCCCGCTGGAACTCATCGACATGCAATTTGAATTTCACTTCGTCACCCATCGTCACTTTCGGTTTCGTCAATCATGCGGTCGATGAGTCCGATCAACGCGTCCGGTGCGAGTGCCTGCATCGTCTCTTCGGTGGGTGGTTCAAGCGTCCAGAGATTGGCCGCTTGGAGTGAGCAGTGGTAATACTGGAGGGCACGCGCCATCGGCAGCCGCCAGATGATGAATTCCTCGCTCCAACCGGTGTCCTTGGCGATGGTGAACACCGCGCTCGCCAGCCAGCCGGGATTCAGGACTTTCCCGGCGCATCTTCATTGCTGGACGGATACTTGCTTTCGACGCGGACGCTGGATGCAGCAAGCATCGCGTTGATTCGGTTGATTTCTGCCATCAGCCCCGGCAGCATGTCGAAGGTGACGTTGAGGGAGAACTTGAGCACGCAGCGGTCCACGGTGTCGTCACGGACGGCGTCCGCGATGTCATCTTCATCCGCCGACTGCATCCATGCAAAGGCCATGATCTGCCGCTGTTCTTCCAAATCATCAAGCTCCAACGGTGGATCATCCTTGCCACGGGTGAACATGGTGAGCTTGAGCAGATAGGCCAGTTGCATCGAGCCCATGGTGTATGGACGAAGCTTGAGGTTGCCGATCCGGCGTTCCCCGCTGTCGATCATACCAGTGGCCAGTTGAAGTTCGCGGTCGTTCATGATGTCAGAATTCGGAAAGGATTTGCTCGCGGGTGGCCTTGCTCGCCTCGTCGGAACCGCTCGGCACGATGGCGATGCGCTTTCCTTTGCGGATCAGCAGCATCGGGCGCATCGTCTTCACCTTGTCGAGCAGCCGGTTGTGCTGGTCGTTCATCGCCCGCAGATAGGCAATGGGGTGGTTGGAGTTGGCTTCGCACCAGTCGAGTGATTCATAGCGCTTGCGGAACTCGTCGAACGTGATGCTTTCCGCGACCTCGATGGGTTCGAAGCTGAGTTTCGCCGCGCCGTCCATCAGCCAAGTGACGGTTCGCTTCGCTCCGTTGGGCGTCTGTTCGACCGTGTCGGAATAGGCGGCTTCTGTTGCGAACATGCCGCCGCTGGAGAGTGCCGCCGCGACCAGCCGGGTGTTTCGGCTTTCGGTGGGTTTGGTGTCGTGATCGCGCACGACGCTGATGGTGGTTCCTTCTTTCATGGGTGATCTTGTTCGGAAAATAGTTAGGCCGCGCCTGCGGCGGGATGGTTCACTCCCGACAGTTCAAACGAGTTGTAGTCCTCGTTGGTCTGGGAGTTTTTGACTGAGGTGATGATGGTGGTGCCACCCGTGATCTGCTCGGGCACGTAGGCGGCGGAGGATCCACCTAGCAGTGATTCGGCAGCGACGCCCCGACCCTTGACCGAGAAGCTGAATGACGGGTCGTAGCGGTTGCCCGTCTCGAACGCGCCATCGCTCTTCTTGATGATCTTGTGTTCGAGCTGTTTTTGCACGTCCACGCTCTCCACCAGGGCGGCGGTGACGCACTTGACTCCGATTTCGTTGAATGCTGCGGGCATGGGAATGATGAAAAGTTAGATGTCGTCGTAGGCCGTTGCCTGAATCTCGAAGGATGGGAAATCGTCATTGCTTTCCGTCACCTTCACCGAGGTCACGAACGCCGCGCCCTTGGTGATCGCCCCTGCGGCGACATCGCCAAAATTCACGGTGCCCTTGCCGGACAGCGTGATGCTGCGGGTGATGAGCTTTTTCGGCTTGGCCACCACGGTGATGCCGAGCGAGTCACGCAGGGTGGCCACTTCGATGGAGGCGTCGGCAGACGATTCCTGGGCGTGGCCGGTGGCGGGTGCGAGTCCGTGCAGGTTGGTGACTCCGAAGATGGCGGGCATGACTCTTACGGCGGGTTGTCAACCGGCGTCCAATCCACCCCGAGAATCCCCTCGATGGTGGTGAGCCAGCGGTCGTCGTCCGTCACGGCGGTGGCGTGGGCTTTCGTCCGGAATCCGCCGACCGTGAATCCACTCGCCGGAGGCAATGCACCTTCCATGATGCCCTTCACCGCATGGGCGAGCGCGGCGTGCTGGGTCCGGTTGTCGGTGGGTGACGAGACGAGGATCTTGACCGTCGCTCGATGCAGTGGGCCGACCACGTTTTCAATCGAGTCTGCCAGCACGAGGATCGCATCGGATTCGGGCGGACGGATGTCGGAGGAAGTCCCGGTGAATACCTCGGGCGCGGAGAACAGTTGCGCGGAGGCAAACAGGCCGGCCAGGTAATCTTCGATGGCTTGATTCATGGTGGTGATGTTTAGCGACGAGCCACGCGGTATTCGATGATGCCTGCGCCGGGCTTGCGGTTGATCTCGTCGATCTTGTAGCGGTCGCCGCCGATCAGGATCGTGTCGTTGTGGGCGGGCGGTGGAGTTGGTAGGTGGGCCACGAGCAACCTTACCGTGAGTGCGCCGTCCTGGGTGAAGCCGCCTTCTTCAAGATCGACGGCAAGTCCGCTGGGCGAGACCATCGCCTGATAGTCCTTGCCGCCTATTGAGACTGGGACACCCGCATCGCGGAGGATTTCAACGAAGGCTTCGGCAGCGGCAGCTTGAATCGAGTTCATGCCCGGCATGGGGTGTCAATCCGATCAAAAGCCATCCGTTTTCACGGCGAGGATTTCGAATTCAAGACTCCAACTAGCACAGAAGATCACTCGTATGGAGCAAGGATTTTCAAATAGCCGTCATAGGCATAGAGACGGCCATATCTGCTACCGGTGATTTCCCTGACCATCTCGATCTTTGCCAGCTTGGCAAGGGATGCGGCGGTCGTGGTCGGGGTAAGCTTTGTGGCCAAGGAAAGGGCAGAGATGGACGTCATTGGTTGTGCTTTCATGCACTCATGGATGAGCAAGCACGAGCGCGCGGAGCGGCCCATCTGCGAAATGCGGATTCTGTCTTTCTCGAAGAGTGCCAGGGCTTGTTGAATGTCTAATGCCGTCCTTTCCGCGATGTCGCGAACTCCCTGGAAAAAGAAATCGAGCCATGACTCCCAGTGTCCTTTGAGGCGCACCTCCTGAAGCAGTTCATAGTATCTCGCCCGGTGTTCCTTGAAGAACAAGGACAGGTGCAGGAGTGGATATTGCAAAACCCGTTCCTCACGTAGAATCAGCGGAATCAACAATCGGCCGACACGTCCGTTGCCATCGAGAAACGGGTGGATGGTTTCAAACTGCACATGGGCAAGTGCCGCCTTGATCAAGGGCGGAGTTTTCACCGGATCATCGTGCAGGAATTTTTCCAGCGCGCCCATGCAGTTCAGCACTTCATCGGCCGGTGGTGGCACGAACCTCGCGTTTCCGGGACGGCTGCCGCCGATCCAGTTCTGACTTCGCCGGAATTGTCCCGGGCTTTGCTCCTTGCCCCGTCCGCTGGCCAGCAACTTTTCGTGGGCCTCGCAGATCAGTCGCAGCGAAAGCGGAAATCCTCCGGTCATGCGTTGGTCGGCATGCTCGTAGGCCGCCACGCAATCGGACACTTCGCGGACGTCTTCAACGGGGATGCCCGGCGCCGCCGTGACTTCGTATGCAAGCAGATCGGACAACGAGGACTGGGTGCCTTCGATTTGGGAGGACGCGACCGCTTCTTTGCGAACGTAGGCGTAGAGGAATTGTTCCGGGGCTGGCAGCAGGCTGACGATCCCATCCAGCCTTCCCAACGCCAGTTGGGCTTCGCCATGAAGCCGCTCCAGCGGCGGATCCATCACGATCGGAGGTCGCGGCGGCAGGGCATCGGGAACAAATGCCTTGAACGGCTCGTCCCTCGTGGAAACGGTCACGTAGCGCCCTGTTTTGCGTGCTTTCACTTCCACAGGAATGCCATAAAACTTGGATTTTGGAAAGCTCTAATTCCAACTTTGCCACAAACTTGGAATTTGTGAGTCCGGAATTCCAAGTTCCCATTGGCGGCGATGTTTGAAATTTGCGCGACAGATCAAGCCCTGCTTTACCTGCTGTGTAGATTTCAAACAAAAACACCCCCTCCGATCTCCCGGAGAGGGTGCCCACGATCCACATCCGCAAGAGTATGGCTTACGGTTTGACGATCCGCTTGAGTCCGTCGGTCTTGGCAGCCGCGAAGCCGTAGAGGCATTCCAGGGTGACGAAGATCTTGTTGGAGCGGGTGTCGGTGAAGCGGAGGTAGCCGAAGGTCATGCCCGTGGTGGGATCGGTGACGGCACCGGCTTGCTGGTAGTCAGCGACCGGTTGGAGGTAGCGCATGGCCACGGCGACGGCGCTGGAATGAGCCGCAAAGCCAACGAGCTTTTCCGCGTGATCCGACGGGATGAGCGTCGTTTCGTGGAGGTTGAACCCGGCAATCCGTTTGACCATGCCTTCGGTGACGGCTGGGGCGTTGAGGTTCAGGTTGAAACTCTTGGCCACCACGTCGTCGGCGAGCATGTTGGTGTAATAGCCGGAATCGAGCACCAACGAACGTGGGTTGGGTGGCATCTTGGCATTGCCGCAAGCTTCGCGCAGGCTGAGCACCTTCTTGTAATCGAAGGCGGTGGGAGCCAGGGCAGCGATGCCGGGAGCGCCGAAGTTGGCGGCGGTGATGCAGCTGAAGATGTCCACCAACACGTCTTGGGCGAGTTGCTGGGCGGCAGCTTCCACCAAGGTTTCTAGCACGTTGAGCGACACCTCGGCGGATTCCTTGGCGGTGACGTGGACGGTCTTGTATTTGTGGCGGCTGAGCGTGACTGGCACGACGGTGACCGTGGCATCCGCGTTGGCCGAGTAGTCGCCGGTGAAGTCACTCGACACGCTTGGCGCACCAACGAGTGGGACGCGAATGGTGTCTAGTTTCTCAGCGGGCAGTGGGCTGAAGTCGGTGGAGAATGCCGTGACCGGCAGGAGGTTCGACATGAAGGGCATGAGCGCACGTTGCGCGACCTTGATGTCTTTGACGTTGGTGAGGGTGTTGGACATGGCGAGTTATCAGGCTTGGTGTTTGAGAATGAGGGCTTGTTGTTCGGGGGTGAGCTTGCGCCAGAAGACGGTTTGCTCGGCGGGATCGGTGATGGCGGCAAAGCGCGAGTGGAGATCGGCGGCCTGGGTGGTGTCACCTGCTGGGGTGACGCGGGCGGGCATCGTGGTGCCGGTGCTGGCAACGACGCGGGCGACTTCGAGTTGCAGCTTGCGGTCGAAATTCACCTGGGACGCTTCCAGTTCGATGACCCGGGATTGCAACGTGACGAGATGCGTGCCAGCGGAATCTCGTTGCGCGATCAGGTTGGCGGATTGGATTTTTGCCTCGTCGCACTCTGCTTTGAGCGTGTCGATTTCAGCGGCAAGGAGCTCCACTTCACCGCGCAGCGATTCGACGTGAGTCGATGCTTCGTTGAGCAGTTCGGTCTGGGCTTGGTGGTCCCGTGTGAGGTCATCGACCTGCGTGCGGGCTTCGAGGAGTTGGTCTTCGAGTGCGGTAGTCATCACCCGTGATTTCGTGTCAACCGAGGTGTGATAAACTTTGAGTCGGCGCATGGCTTCGGCGCGGTCGGGGACCATGCCTGCGAGGTTGTGGCGCTGCGCCTGCTTGCCGCTGAACGTCTGACCTTCCATGGCCTCGGCGGGAATCGCACGACCCCGGGAAAGCACGGCATCATGGAACTCGGCGGCGATTTCAGCGAGGTTCGATTGGATCAGTTCGCGCTGGTCATCGGTGAGTGCGGTGCCCGGTGCGCCCATCGCTTTGTATTTGCCGACGGAGAACACTTCCACCTTGATGCCTGCCTTGTCGATGGCGGCAGAACTATCCACCACCGCTTGCACCACGCCGATGGACCCAACCTGTGCGGATGGGGTGGCGTAAATGGCGCGGGCCTGACTGGCGATCCAGTAGGCGGCGGATGCCATTAGGCCGGAGGAGAAGGCATAGACGGGCTTCTGTTTGTCGAGAGATGCAACGGCAGCTGCGAGTTCCGGAGTGCCCGCCACCGTGCCACCTGGGGAATCAATGTTGATGAACACTGCCTTGATGTCGGGACGGGCGGCGGCCTCACGCAATGCCTCGCTGATTTCCTCAGAACTGGTGGCACCCAGAAACACTCTAGCAATGGTGTCAGGCTTGCGAAGGATGGGTCCTTCGATGGCGATCACTCCGATGCCGTCTTCGATGGTGAGCAGCGGGTTTTCGGCTGCCTTTTTAGGGAAAAATTCGCGCTCCGACAGCCCCCGCAGCGAGGTGGCCATGGATTGCAGCGCTTCGGGTTGGATCAGCCATTCACGGTTTTGCAGGAGGAGCGAGTTCACGCCACGGTTGATGGTGTCAACGCGAGGTCACCCAACAGCAAAAGGCGGACCCGAAAGCCCGCCCCTGCGTTTCAAAGGATCAAAGAGAACGATCAGCGTTTCCGGCGGATCAACATCACACCGCCTGCGAACATGGTCAGAAGCATCGACGTTGGTTCAGGGATAGCTTCAACACCAGCGACGCGGAAGCCGACAGTGGAGTTTTCGTTTCCTGGAGAAACATTCAGGTAAAACGAGGATTCAAGGTGGCTCTCGGATGACATGGAGCTCCCTCCACGCCATGTATGCGCCGAGCTACCTGCTCCATCATTCCATTCCCAGACATTTCCACCTTGGTCAAAAGTGCCATAAGCACTGGCACTGGGGTAGTTGCCTACTGGGCTGGTTGCTTGAGATGAGAGTCCATAATTAGCATTTGAAATACTAATCGTGTTCTGTCCGTCCGGATACAATGAGTAGTTTGCACTGGCCGCGCTATAATAAGCTGCCTTATACCATTCGTTTTCGTTCGGGATATAGACCAGAGCGCCGATATTTGCGGTGATTACCCCGCTCATCGCCCCATTGAGCGTGTATGCACCCGTTTCCATGTCACCGCTACCTTGCCCATTCATTAGCCAGTTGGCAAAGCGGGCAGAGTCGAACCACGAAACACACACGACTGGGTGGTTGGCAAGTGTAGGATTCACGCTGTAACTGAAGGTTCCAGGACCACCGGATTGTGTGATACCGAGCATGACTGAGTTGTAGATGCCACTGCTATTGGACGCGCCTTTATTATTGAGGAATTCACCATACTGGGCGTTGGTGACCTCGTATTTGCCGATCTTGTAGGCGTAAGCCACCGCGCCGTAGCCTGTCGAATCAGCAGCATTTCCAGGATTTCCGACGTTCACCCAGTCCATGGTAACAGATGCTGATGCTGAGGTGATGACGGCGAGAGTGGCCGCAATAGTTAGGTTTTTTGAAAAATTCATAATACATTTTTGGAACTGTCATCATGATTGAAATACCCCACCGACGGTCAAGGCTGTAATTCTGATTCTGTGTAATTTTTTCGTCATGATGGCTTCCACAGCATCTCAACCGGAATTCCGTATTTCTCCGCCGTCGCAATGATCAGCTTGGCATCGCTGGCCCGACGTTCGATTTCCTCACCAAAATCCGCCCCTTGTTCGTTGAAATGATCGGAGAGGGTTTTGAGACCCATTTCCACATCGGATCGGTTTTGTTGGGCTTCCCGTCCGGCGTCCACGGTGACCCGCTTCGGTGGGACGGTGCTGATTTTCCACCACCCCGGTATCGGGGGCAGGAATCCACGGGCGATGGCGTCGCCAATCACATAGGCCCAGACAGGTTTGATGAGACGGCTTTCGAGGATCATCTGGCGGAACGAGAAGCGACGGTCGGCTTTGGCGACGACCAGCCTTACACCCGCGCCGCCGACCTTGCTTGAATCCGCTGCAAACTCGAAGGGGATCATCCCGAGGGCGGAGTCACGTCGTAGGTGTTCTAGGAAGCCGGTGAAGGTGGGCGATGGTCGATTCGACTGAAAGCTGTCGAGCGACTCGTCGGGTTTGAGCGCGATCAACTTGCCGCCGACGATGCGTTGGAGCGAAACTGGATCGCTGGTTTCACTGCCGACCGCCCCACCGACCACGAAGTCGCCGTTGTCGTCGATTTCGCCACGCGCTGTTTTGAGGATGCGGGAGACGTCGGCATTGTCCTTCACGGCGTGTTTTTCGAGAGCGAGCAATTCCATTTCATCGAGCACGTGGTTGATCGAGTGTTGGATCGTCGGGTGAGAGCGGACGCCGCCTGCCCATTCAGGTTCGTGGATGTGCAGGATTGAAGTGGCAGGCAAATCGTTGTGGATGCCGTCATCCTCCAGCAACCGATAAAAAACCGGTGCGCCCCACGCATCGAGGCCCACTCCATCGATGGTTTCCTGTGAGCCGAACTTGTCGCCGACGCGGTGGGACTCGATCAACTGGATGCGCGGCTCCCCTTCCCCGTCGCGGGTCTTGTGGATGAAATACTCGCCGTCGATGTCCATGCCCCGGCAGACGAGTGCTTGGCATTCCTCGAAGGAAAACCGTCGCGTCACTTCACAGCGGGACGACCACATCGCGAAGTAGGCTTCGGCGGCGCGGTTCCATGCGGGGTCGGGTGATTGTGCTTGGACACGGATACCATCGCCCGTCGAGTAGATCGCCATGTTCGCGACCAGTTCGCGCACGAACCCGCTGTTCTTGTGCATGTAGCGGGATTTGCGAACCAGCTCGGCACGCACTCCGGGGGTGAGTTCGTTGCGTGCATCGGTGGGTGATGCTCCAGGCACGCTGCCACGACGGGGAGACCAGTTTGCTGATTCGTAAGGTGAGCCCCATGCCTTGGGCACGAGGACCGGGGGCAAGAGCAAGTGAGCGATGTGCTTGAGGCGGATCATTTTGGGAGGTGGCCGATGATGAATGACGCCGCGACGGTGCGAGGTTTTCCGTAGGTGGCTGGGTCGAGAATGCGCAGTGCGTGGGCACATTCCTCAAGCACCTGATCGATGGGCATGGTGAACTGCTTGGTGGCGGAGCTGCCTGCCTCGTTCCAGGTCATGAGAGTTTTGCCCTCGATGAGAAATTCCTTCGCCCGCTGTTGGATGGCGAGCACCTCGGAAATCGTGAAGCCGGTGATGAAGAGTCCGCGTGCCATGACTTATTTGCCTTTCCAGGTGGCATTGCGCCCCCGCGTGTCGATGTGGACGAAGCCGGATGATAGATAGAGGCCAAGGCCGCCGGTGAACTTGCCGGCCTTGCGCCATTCGAGCAGCCGGTCATAGACGCGCTGTGGGCTGATGCCGTCGAATGCGATGTCGAGAGCGGTGAACTCAAGATGCTGACTGGATGATGCTCCACCGA